GATTTAAAATATGCTATTAGATTATACGAAATTATAGAAGCAATTACTGCAAGTTATCCAGCATTAGTTTTTACAGATGATTTTTTCAGTACAAGTAATGCAGAATTTTATAATTTACATATGTGGCTACATCGTAAAAAAGGAAGTGTAGCTCCAGCATCTCAAGTAGAATTATTTCCAACATTAGTAGATGGTTTTGGTTTACCTCAACAATATACGACTATGTTAAATGGGAGTGCATTGGAAGTTTATACCTCTTGTAACCCTTATAATTCAACTGTTTCTTGTCCTAATACCAGTTTACCATCTGTTATACAACAATTAACTTTACAACCTGCAAATACAAGTACGACTTATGATGTGATTATAAATAGAAATGGTACTGTTTGGTTTACTGATTCTAATGTTTCTGGTAATCAATCATATGATGAGGGAGATATGGGTTTTATGGATGAAGCTAGTTATACTATTATTATAAGAACTGCTACAAATCTTGATTTTAATTTAGTTAGATGGGAATTAGCTGGTTATTTAACAGTTGGAGGTTGGTCTGAAACGTATAGTACAACGAATTTCACAGCTTCAGCTACATTTCAATTTGTAATTACTGAGCAAATACCTGATATGAAGATAATTGATTTTTTAACAGGGTTATTTAAGATGTTTAATTTGACAGCTTATTATGTGAGTAATAGACAAGATCCAGATTATGGAAAAATTAAAGTGCAAAAGTTAGATGAATTTTATATAGCAGGAACAAGTTATGATATAAGTCAATATGTAGATGTAACATCAAGTAAAGTAAATGTAGCGTTACCATATAGAGAAATAGAATTTGGTTATGAGGGAACTGGTACCTTACTTGCTTTACAATACGAACAATTACAAGGTAAAGTATGGGGATCAGAACAATTTACAGGAAACGCTACTGTAGGTAATAATTTTGATGGCCCAAATCCTATATATAAAGTAACATTACCTTTTGAACATATACAAATGGAACGTTTAGTAAATGTTAATCCTAATTTAGCATCACCACAAACAACAATACAATATGGATATTTTGTTGATGATAATTTAGAAGCATATTTTGGTAAACCATTAATATTTTATCCAATTAAAATTACAAGTGGAACAGAAATTTCATTTAGAGATAGTGCAACAAGTCATTCGCCATTAACTACATATCATATACCGAGTAATAGTTTAAGTATAAATTCATCTACGAGTACAAAAAATATAAATTTTTATTTAGAAGTAAATGAATATACTTTAAATACAACCTTTACAGGAACATTATTTGAAGAAAATTATTTAGAATATATACAAGATATATTTAATGGCAAAAGAAGATTAACAAAAATAAAAGCGTATTTACCTTTAAATATTATTTATAATTTGAATATGAATGATAGTGTTATTATTAATAATCAAAATTATATAATAAACAATTTAACAACTAATTTAATTACAGGAGAAAGTAGTTTAGAATTATTAAATGATGACACAGTAGATTTTTTAACATTAACTACTATTGGACCTTACGGAAGTCAAACCAATACTTATTATTATTCAAGTTTAATTGGTAATGCAGAAAATTTAGAAGTAGGAGATATTATTTATACTGATAGTGCATTAACAACAACATTAGCAGCAGGTTCTTATTACCAAGAAGGCTCAAATTTAACTACAACAATTTGCCCTCCTCCAGATTGTGGTGATACATATATAGTAGTTAATTCATCTGGTGCAATAACAACTTTAGTTTGTGATTTTTGTCCTTAAAATAAAATTATGATAAAAAATATATTAGAATTATTAAAATATACAAACGGTGAAACTGAAAATATCCGAATAGCGACTGGTAAAAACAAATTACCTGAAACGATAAAAGAGGGTATTAAACAAATTAAAAAACAAATTAGCTATGCCAATAACTAAAACAATAATAATTGATGCGAATACTAAAAACGCACAAAAAGAATTAGATCAAATAAATGCTATGCTTGAACAACAAGATGAGAATCTTGACAAGCTGGAAAAAACATTGCGTGATTACGAAAAACAATTAGATAAAACAAATAGCAGAGATTTAAACAAGCGTAAACAAATACAAGAATCAATTAACAAAACAAAAAAATTAATAAAAGAAGAAAAACAAGATATAAAAGAAAACACCAAAGCAAGAAAAAAAGCTAATCAAGCACTTGACGAAGCAAAAGAAAGCGCTGGTGATTTATCTGGTGTTATGCAATTAGCTGATAAAGCTACTGGTGGTTTAGCAAGTTCGTTATTGAATGTATCAAAAGGAACTGGTGGTGTTACTAAAGGTTTTAAATCAATGAAAGTAGCATTAGCTGCCACAGGAATTGGATTAATTGTTATTGCACTTGGATCATTAGCAACTGCTTTTTCTAGTTCAGAAGAAGGTCAAAATAAATTTGCTAAAATAATGACTAAAATTGGTGTCATAGTAGGTAACGTTACAGACATTGTAGCTGATTTTGGAATGGGTATTTTTAATGCTGGAAAAGCAATGGCAAAATTAATTACAGGAGATTTTGCAGGGGCTACAGCTGCGTTTGCAGAAATGACAGTAAACATAAACGAAGCTACTGATGGCATTAAAAACTTTGGAGAAGAAACAGCAAAAGAAATGAAACTTGCTGGTCAGTTAGCTGATCAACGTGCTAAAGCAGATAAAATTGATCGTGATTTATTATTAGAACGAGCTGAAGCAAATCGTAGATTTAACGAATTAAGAGAAAAAGCTGCTGACAAAGAAAACGTCAGTATCGAAGATCGTATAGCTGCATTAAAAGAAGCTGGTCGAATTGATGAAGAAATTACAAAAAAAGAAATTGAAGCTGCACGATTACGTTTCGAAGCAAAAAAATTAGAAAATTCATTGTCAAAATCAACCAAAGAAGATCTTGATGAACAAGCAAAATTAGAAGCTGAATTAATAAATTTAGAAACAGCAAGATTAAAAAAAGCAAAAACATTAACAGCTGAAATAACAACTAATTTACGTGAAGCAGAATCAGAACGAAAAGCAGCCGTTGCTAAACAAAAAGCAGATCAAAAAGTCATTGATGACGAAAAAATAAAAAAAGAAAAAGAATTAGCAACATTAAAAAAACAAATCAGAGATGCTGAAGCAGTTAGCGAAGATGATGCACGTGCTTTAAAATTGCAAAAAATAGATGAATATTATCAAACATTAATTGACAAAGCTACAGCAGCTGGTATTGCGACAGATGATTTAGAAGCTGCACGAGATGAAAAGAAAAACGCACAACAAGCTGAGTTTGATACAAAAGATGATGAGCGTAAACAAAAAATAATTGACGATGCACAAGCACAAGCAGACGAATTAAAAGCAATCGAAGATCAAAAAAAAGCACAACAAATGGCAACATTTGATAATGCAGTTGCTTTAGCTGGCGAAGAAACAAAACTTGGTAAAGCATTATTATTAGCTAAACAAATTATGTTAGCAAAAGAATTTATAATAAACGCTAAAGAACAAATGTTAGCTGCAAAAACAGCTGTAACAAAAGCAACGGTTAATGCCGCTGAAGCATCAACTGAAACAACAAGTTCAGTAGCAAAAGCAGCTAATACAGCTCCACCACCATTTAATATTCCGTTTATATTAACTGCAATAGCTACAGGAGCAAGCGTTTTAAGTGCTGTTAAATCAGCAGTTGGTGCTACAAAAAGTGCTGCTGCTTCAGTTGGAGGATCAGGCGGAGGATCAGTTTCAACACCAACACCAATAACACCAGCGGCTGCTCCACCAGCATTTAATGTCGTAGGTCAAGGTGCTACAAGTCAATTAGCAGAAGCAATTGGTGGACAAGCGCCAACACGTGCATACGTTGTTAGTAATGATGTTACAACTGCACAAGGTTTAGAACGTAACATTGTTGAAGGTGCTACTATATAAATGCAAAATATTAATTTAAAAACGTTATATAAAATATGAAAATAATCGAATTAGTATTAGATGAAACGCAAGAAGATTCTGGTATAGAAGCAATTTCAATAGTCGAAAATCCTGCAATAGAAGAAGATTTTATAGCTTTAAAAAGTAATGAAATAAAATTAGCAGAAATATCAAAAGATAAAAAAATATTAATGGGAGCTTTGTTAATACCAAACAAACCTATATATCGAAATAATGGTGAAGATGAATATTATATATACTTTTCCAAAGATACGGTATTAAAAGCGTCCCAAATGTATTTAACCAAAGGAAATCAAAACAATTCAACATTAGAACACGCACACGAATTATCAGGGTTAAGTTTAGTCGAGTCTTGGTTAGTAGAAGACAAAGTACACGACAAATCAAGAAAATACGGTATGGACGTTCCTATTGGAACTTGGATGGGTGCAGTCAAAGTAAATAATGACGAAGTATGGAACGATTACGTAAAAACTGGTAAAGTCAAAGGATTTTCAATTGAAGGATATTTTGCAGACAAAATGGAACGTCCTAAAGAAGCTATAGGATTATCAGAAAATAAAGACGCTGATCAATTAATAAATAAAATAAAAAATATTTTAATAAATGAATAAATCACAAAGAAATTTTTTTCCAGGATTAGCAAGTCCAAAAAATTCAAGACGTGGTTGTTTATGTAAAGATAAAAATACATATTCTAGAAAATGTTGTGATGGTAGTTTATGGGCTCAAGGAATTGGTCCAATATCAAGAATTATTTGAAAATGCAAAAAAATAAATTAATAACGTTATATATATAATTATGAAATCAACTGAAATGTTAAACCAAATCAAGACACTTTTAAACATAGAAGTAAAGCTTGAAGAACAAAAACTTGAAAACGGAACTCGTGTTGAATCTGAATCGTTTGAAAAAGGTAAAGAAATTTTTATTCTTACTGATGACGAAAAAGTTGCAATGCCCGTCGGAGAATATTTACTCGAGGACGGAAGATTAATCGTTGTAGCTGAAGAAGGTATAATTGACGATGTTCGTGAAGTATCAGACGAAGCTCCACAAAAAGAAAAAGAATCAAAAGACGAAACAGAAGATCTAGAATACAAAGACGAAGAAATGGAAGATGACGGAAAAGAAGCTGATGTTGAAGATTGGGCAGGAATGGAAAAAAGAATTAAAAATCTTGAAGACGCTATTTCTGATTTAAAATCTAAAATGGGAGAAAAAGATATGAAAGAAGATGAAGTCGAAATGAATGAAGAAGAAATATCAAGACAACCTAAATCAAGAACAATTAAAGAAGAATTTAACGAAGAATTATCAAAACCTGCAGCTGCTCCAATAAAGCACAATCCAGAATCTGGTAATATGAAAAAAGAAAATTTTAAAATCGCTCCAAATAGAAAACCTTCTACAATGGACTATATATTAAATCAATTAAATAAATAAAAATAAAAAATTATGCCACAACCAACGATTACAACTACTTATGCTGGAGAATTTGCAGGTAAGTATATAGCTGCTGCTTTATTAAGCGGTAACACTTTAAGTCAAGGTGCAATTGAAATTAAACCTAATATTAAATTTAAAGAAGTTATTAAAAAAGTAGCTACTTCAGGATTAATAGGCGATGAATCTTGTGACTTTACAAACGCAGGAACAGTTACATTAACTGAACGAATTATCCAACCAGATAATTTTCAAGTAAACCTTGAATTATGTAAAACACCATTCGAATCTGATTGGGGTGCAGTATCAATGGGCTATTCAGCTTTTGATAACCTACCTCCTGATTTTTCAAGTTTTTTAATAGCACACGTTGCTGAACAAGTTGCTGCTTCGACAGAATCAAATATTTGGCAAGGTAACCTTGGTGGTGCTCAAGCTGGTGAGTTTAACGGATTCACAACTTTAGCTGCTGCTGATGCTGACGTTATTGACGTTGCTGCTGTAGGTGGAGGTGTTAATTCTGGAAATGTAATTGCTGAATTAGGAAAAGTAGTAGATGCTATTCCAAGCACATTATACGGAAAAGATGATTTATTCATTTACGTATCTCAAAACGTAGCAAAAGCATACGTTAGAGCACTTGGTGGATATGCAGCTTTATCAAATGTAGCTGGAACTGAAAACGTAGGTTCTGTAGGTGCAAATGGTATTGATAACAGAGGAACATTATGGTACGGAGGTGGAGAAAACCTATCAATCGACGGAGTTAAAATATTTGTCGCTAATGGTTTACCAAACAATTATATGTTTGCTGCACAAAGATCTAACCTTTACTTTGGTACTGGATTAATGTCAGATTACAATTTAGTAAAATTAATTGATATGGCAGATATCGATGGTAGTAAAAACGTAAGAGTAATTATGAGATTTACTGCTGGAGTACAATACGGAATTGGATCAGAAATAGTTCTTTATTCATAATAAATAAATTAACCAAAAATTAGGGTAGGTGGGTTAGTGCCTATCTACCCTTTTTTAATATAAAAAATAAATAATATGGCTTGTACATTAAATAAAGGACGATTATTGCCTTGTAAAAGTGCCTTTGGTGGTATAAAAACGGTATGGTTTGGAGACTTCGGTGGATTAACTGGAGTTGTTGTTGGTGCTGATGGTGAAGTTTCATCAATCACAGGAACACAACCAGATTGGTATCAATATGATGTAAAAGGTAATTCATCACTTGAAACAACAATAACAAGTTCAAGAGAAAATGGAACTACATTTTTTACTCAAACATTAAATTTAACATTAACGTATCTTGACGCACAAACACAAAACGAATTGCAAATTATTGCAGTTGGTAGACCGTATGTAGTCGTAGAAGATTATTATGGAAATCAATTTTTATGTGGATTAGAAAACGGAATGGAATGCGTTGGCGGGACTTCAGTAACTGGGGCTGCCGCAGGGGACCTTTCTGGATTTACATTAACTATGGAGGGAATGGAAGAAACAGCTCCATACTTTTTAGCTAGTGGATTAATTACACCTGCATCTGAAACACCGATCAATCCAACACCATAATAATAAATTATGTGAAAATTAAAGCACTCTATATGGGTGCTTTTTTTTTGCAATAATATTTGTACAAAAAAACTTTTAATTTACGTTATATATAAAATGATTGTATTAAAAACAACAACAGCAGAGCAAAATTTTAAAATCATACCAAGAACGTATGGTAGTCAATTTACTTTGTCAATTCGTGATGATAGTACAAATGTTGTACAAACGTATGAAATAAACAACGCTACAACGTNTGGTGATTATTTAACATTTAACCAAGCATTTAGTCCTGTACTTGTTGAAGGTCATTTTTACGATGTAAAATTATTTAGTGATCCTAATTTTTGGAATACTAATTATTTTTTATGGGAAGTTTACAACGAATTTTGGAATATAGACACAACAAACATAGATACTATATTTAAAGATAGAATATTCTGTACAGATCAAGAAATTGATCAAATGGATAATTTATATTATAAAATAAATCAAGGCCAATATATAACAGATAATTCTTATAATAATGATTACATTGTAATATGAAAAATAGAAAAAGAAATAATTTAGGACAATATGTAAAAAATCCTAAATCACATATTGGTTTTGTAAATTTAAGTACATATACAAGTCCTGAAATAATCGAAGTTCCTAATCAAGATTGGATAGCATACGGAGATGACAACAATTATTTTCAATTTTTAATAGATCGTTATAATGGAAGCCCGACAAATAATGCTTGTGTAAACGGAATAAGCCAACAAATTTATGGAAAAGGATTAGGTGCTACAGATTCAAACAAAAAACCTGATCAATACGCACAAATGATTACATTATTTAAAAAAAATATTGTAAGAAAATTATGTTATGATTTAAAATTAATGGGTCAATGTGCTGTTCAAATAATTTATTCTAAAGATAGAAATAAAATTGCACAAATTGAACATATGCCAATTGAAACGTTACGAGCAGAAAAATGTGATGAAAATGGTGAAATTCCTGCTTATTATTATTTCAAAGATTGGACTAAATTAAAACCAAGTGATAAACCATTACGTATACCAGCATTTGGTATGTCAAAAGAAAATATTGAAATATATTATATAAAACCATATAAATCTGGATTTTATTATTATGCGCCAGTTGATTATCAAGGTGGAATACAATATGCTGAATTGGAAGAAGAAATATCTAATTATCATTTAAACAACATAATGAATGGATTATCTCCATCGATGTTAATTAATTTTAATAATGGTACTCCAAATCCAGAAGAACGTGAGATGATAGAAGCTCGAATTGCACAAAAATTTTCTGGTTCAAGTAACGCAGGTAAATTTATTTTGTCATTTAACGACAACAAAGACGCACAAGCTGAAATTACACCCGTTCAATTAAGTGATGCACACAATCAATATCAATTTTTATCTGACGAATCACAAAGTAAAGTATTAGTAGCACATCGTGTTGTAAGTCCAATGCTTTTAGGTATAAAAGACAAAACAGGATTAGGTAATAACGCAGATGAAATAAAAACTGCATCTTTATTAATGGACAACACAGTTATACGACCATTTCAGGAGCTTTTAATCGATTGCTTTGATCAAATATTAGCTTTTAATGATATTGCATTAAATTTATATTTTATAACGCTACAACCATTAGAATTCACAGACGTAGATCGAAGCGTACAATCTGACGAAGAAATAGAAGAAGAAACTGGAGTTAAAATGTCAGTTGAATTAAAACAAATTGACGGTAAAAAAGTTTACGAAACAAAAGAAGAAGCAGAACAAGCTGCTGAAAAAATGGGTTGTTCTGGTCATCACGAACATAAAGAAGGAGATAAAATTTGGTTTATGCCTTGTGAAAATCATTCTGAGATGTCAATAGAACTTGGCGAACAAATATTAAATAATTTAAAAGGCGAAATAATTAACGAAGAATGGGAATTAGTAGATGAATTAAATGAAAGCGCTGATATATCAAACGAAGATTGGGCTAATATTTGTATAAAAGAAAAAAAGAATTTATTTCAACAATTAAAAGATGAAATCACATCTAAACCTAATGGTTTTAGTTATTTAGATTCAAAAAATTACAAAATTAGATATAAATATGCTGTTGGATCAACTAAACCAAGTAATTCAAGTCGTGATTTTTGCGAAAATATGATGCGTTTATCTAAATCAGGTATTGTATATCGATTAGAAGAAATAGACAAAGCAAGTCGTGATGGTGTAAATAGTCAATTAGGACACAAAGGAAAACCTTATGATTTGTTTAAATTCAAGGGTGGAGTCTATTGCCGCCACAAATGGAATCGTCAATTATATAGATTAAAAGCAAATACAAGTTCGTCTAAATTTTTAAATGATTATAAAAAAACAAGAACAATACCAAAATCATATATTAAAAATCCACGTGGAACAAAAGAATCGATCATAGCACCAATAAATATGCCAAACGAGGGGCATTACCCAGGAGTAAAATAAAAAAATTATGGCTACAGCATTATTTATAAATAGAACAGATTTAGTAAGAAATTCGATTTTAGATGGAAACGTTGATACGGATAAATTTATCCAATTTATAAAACTTGCCCAAGAAATTGATATACAAAATTATACTGGAACAGATTTATATAATAAAATATCAACATTAATTGCAAGCGGAGAAATTGACGATGTTGCTAATGAAAAATATAAAACATTATTAAATACATATTTACAACCAATGTTAATATGGGCAGCTCAAGTTTATTATATTCCTTTTGCAAGTTATACAATTAAAAACGGAGGAGTATTTAAACATCGTTCAGAAACAAGTGAAACAGTTAGTAAAAATGAAGTAGATTATTTAGTAGACAAAGCACGAGAATTTATGGAATATTATTCAAGACGTTTCATTGATTTTATGTCATTTAATCAATCAGATTATCCAGAATATACAAGTAATACAAACGATGATATATACCCGGATTATGATGCATTATTTAATGGATGGGTGTTATGAGGTATAAACCAAAACAAAAAAACATTGAAAAACTTAAAACGTTTTTAAAAAAACAAGAAAAAATTAAAAATTATGGCAAGTCTATTTAATACAAGAATCTCAGATACTTATCCTGGAATAATTAAAACCATTGATAATGCAGCTATAACAGCAACTTTAAAAGAAATAACAGACGGAACAGGAACTGGAACAGGATTATTTATAAATACTGCTGGTGATTTTAAAGTTAATTCTATATTAGAATTCGGATCATTAAAAGATACAGCTGAAAATATTATTATAACTAAATTTGTTGATGCTGCTGATGGTATTTCTAACAATGACAATGA